ATAGCACCTGGCACTGCGCCCGGTGGGACATGCCTATTCCGCCAGAAGCTCAGTATGACGGATGTAATGACCACGTTTTTCACCCTGACCTTGTGCCGTGGCAGATGGAAGGTTCCGACGATGGCTTATCAGTGACTTGGCTGATTGGGAAAAGCCGCCTGCGAAATGGCGTTGGCGGGCTGACATCACGGCAGTTGCTGGATGAGACTGTGCAGGCGTTGGCGGGTAAGTTTGAGGTGGTGGCGTGAAATACGGATCCGTTTGCAGCGGCATTGAAGCCGCAACCGCCGCATGGCACCCGCTTGGCTGGCAGCCAGCCTTCTTTAGTGAAATTGAGCCATTTCCACGCGCCGTGTTGGCCCATCACTATCCAACTGTGCCACTGCACGGCGACTTCACCAGTATAGGAGCAGATCAATATGGAGCAATTGACCTTCTTGTCGGAGGAACCCCCTGTCAGTCGTTCAGCGTCGCTGGCCTGCGAGGCGGACTGGATGACGACCGTGGCAACCTGGCCCTTGAGTTTCTTAGGCTTGCTGACCGAAAGCGGCCCAGATGGGTGGTTTGGGAGAACGTCCCCGGCGTCTTGTCAAGCAACGAAGGACGGGACTTTGGTTCCATACTCGGGGGCTTGGGCGAACTCGGGTATGGGTGGGCCTACCGAGTGCTTGACGCTCAGTTCTTTGGAGTGGCCCAGCGCCGCCGCCGTGTGTTCGTTGTCGGATACCTTGGAGACTGGCGACGTGCCGCAGCGGTTCTTTTTGAGCGCCACAGCCTGTCAGGGCATCCTGCGCCGCGCCGAGAAGCGCGGCAAGACGCTGCCGGAGGCACTTCAGGCGGCACTTATGAGTGTGGCGGGATCGGCAGCTACAGCACCAGCAACGTCAGTAGCCCCATCCTCCGCACCGGTGCCGACCTTGGACCCGGTTGCGAGGCACTTGTTGCCGTTGGACGGGAGCGACCTGCTGTAGAGAGCGGCCACGTTGTTGCTGATACTTTGACCAGCAACGGTGACGCGCACAGCGGCTATCGGGATGAGAAGGGATTAATCGCGCAGAAGGTGACGTATCCTATCGACACCCAGAACATGACTGAGGGGCACAACAGTGGCGGGAAGGGTTTCGGCGCGGAAATTGACCCCAGTTTCACACTGACCAAAGGCCACAGCCACGCCGTTGCGGTAGCTTACGACATGCGAGGCCGCGAAGGTGGCGCGCAGTTCGAGGGGCCGCACGACACTGCCAACATCCGCGCCGCGTCAGGTGGCTCAAGCCGCAGCTTTGTGGCGAGTTACGCCGTCCGCCGCCTGACCCCCGTGGAGTGTGAACGGCTTCAGGGCTTCCCCGACAACTTCACGGACATCCCGTGGCGGAAGAAACCCGCAGGCGAGTGCCCGGACGGGCCGCGTTACAAGGCGCTGGGCAACAGCATGGCCGTGCCTGTGATGCGCTGGATCGGCGAGCGTATCCAGTTGATCGACGATCTGCTGACACTGATTTAGGGAGGGACATCCCGTGCCACAGATACAACCCATCACGCCGCAGCACTCGGCAATCGAGGCTCCAGCAGAACTGCGCCTGCTGCAAGGCTGGCTGCTGTATCGTCTGGAGATACCGGACGGCGCGGACAAGCCGCTCAAGGTGCCGTACTACGTCGACGGCGGGCGCCGCCACGGCCGTCAGGGGTCACCCGAGGATCGCGCCAAGCTGACGACGTTTGCCGCAGCCAAGGCAGCCGCCGCGCGTCGCGGCATGAACGGTGTCGGGCTGGCGATGATGCCCGAGTGGGGCTTCTCCGTCCTCGACTTCGACAACTGCGTCGGCCCGGGCGGGGAACTGCCGCCCGAGGTCGCGGCCATCGCGCACTACACGTATTCGGAATACAGCCCGAGTGGCAAGGGCATCCACGCATTCGTGCGCGGCAACTACGGAGATCGCAAGTCGCAGTCGCGCGGCAACGAGTTCGGTTTCGAAACTTTTAGCGACACAGGTTTCTTGACATTCACCGGCAACACCCTGTTCGAGGTCGACGTCACGGGCCTGCACGACACGATAAGCGACCTCGACGCCAAGGTCGCGCCACTGTGTGCCAAGCGTTTCAGCGCCAGCACGGCGCCCGCCGTCCTCGACGACGACTTCACGATCGGCAGAGAGCCGCGCCTCAATCTCACCGTCGAGCGCATGACCGAGCTGGTCAACGCCCTCGACCCGGACATGGGTCGCGACGAGTGGATACGCGTCGGCATGGCCCTGCACCACGAGAGTGGCGGCGACGACACTGGCTTCGACATATGGGACGACTGGTCGGCCGGCGGTGGCACCTACCCCAGCACGGAGGCTCTGCGCACGCAGTGGGACAGTTTCACGCGTCGGCAGGCACCCGGCCGCCGCCAGACGACGATGGCGTCGGTCATCAAGATGTACAACGATATGCGGCCGGTTATGTCCGTGGCGCGTGTAGAGGCGCAGGTTGAGCGACTGATCGCAGATCGCCCGGCCAAGTCCGCCGGCCGCTTTGGCCCCGTGCCGATCTTTGACCTGTCGCAACTGGCCCCGGGCGAGTGGCTCGTCAAGAACGTGTTGCCCGCCGGGCAGCTCTACTCGATCTACGGCGCCAGCGGGAGCGGCAAGACATTCGTGGCCCTTGATCTGGCATTCAGCATCGCCATGGGCCGGTCGTGGCGCGACAACCGCGTCAAGCGCGGCCGCGTCGTGATCATCGCCGCAGAGGGCGGCACTGGCATCGGCAAGCGCGGCGAGGCCTACGCACGCCACCACGGCATCGACCTGCGCGACGCCGACGTCCACGTCATCACGGCAGCGCCGAACTTCCTCGAGGAGATGGACGTCGCCGAGGTGATCGCCGAGATCAAGGCGCTGGGCGACGTCGTCGCCGTGTTTGTCGACACGGTCGCGCAGGTCTCACCCGGCGCAAACGAAAACACGTCCGAGGACATGGGCCGGGTGCTGGCCAGCATGCGCCTGATTGCCGAGGCGATCGACGCGCTGGTCGTGGCCGTGCACCACGCCGGCAAAGATCCGTCGAAGGGCGCACGCGGCTGGTCGGGGTTCCGCGCCGCCATGGACGGCCAGATGGAGGTCACGCGCCACGAGAACGGCAGCCGCGAGTTACGTCTTGACAAAATGAAAGACGGCGAGGACGGTTTGCGCTGGGGCTTCAAGCTCGAGGTCATCGAGGTCGGCGTCGACAGCGACGGCGACACCATCACGTCCTGCGTGGCCGTGGAGGCTGACCTGCCGCAAGCGGCCGCTACTGGCGATCGCAAGGAAGTCGTGCGCTACGGCAACACCGAGCGTCACGTCCTCGAGATGATCGAGCTACACCACCGCACGGCGCCGGACGTGGCGCTGGGCATCCTCACGGACCAGTGCGTCGCCGCTCTGGCAGTGCCGGAGGCAGGCAAGCGCGACATCCGCCGCCAGTCCGTGCAGCGCGCGATTATCTCACTCGCCAAGCGTAAAGAGGCACCGATCAGCATCGAGAGAGGCCGTGTAATTATTTGCATGTAGGCTGTTGACAGGCGGAAAGCGATTGCTTACATAGGGTCATCAGCAACGGGGCTTCGGCCCACATCGAGGACACCACCATGACCTACTCTATTCCGCAGACCGAAGTGCAAACCTTGACCGGTCTTTGCGCCGACGCGCTCGCCATGTATTTTCTTTCGCCAAATCGGATCTCCGCCCTCATACCGGTCGGTAACCGGATGCTCGAGGTTAAGCGGCCTTGGCACGGCGACAGCGAAATGCGCGGCGCGTTTCTGTAAACGCCCGCCACACACATCAGCAACAGGGAGGGACACCCGAAATGACGAAAGCCGCAAACTATTACACGCTCGGCAAGGGCCGCGCGGTCGTCTGCATCGAGATCATCGACGCAGGCCGCCGCGTCCAGCTCGCCGAGCATCAGGTCGACGGGAAGCGCGCCGCGCGTGCCGTGGCCGCACAGTACAACGCAACCCCGTGGAACTTTTGACATGACTGACATCTGGGAACTGTTCCGCGAGGAAGAAGAGCGCCGCGTTGCGGCAGAGCGCAAGCTGATTGCCGTTGAGGACGCCGCATGGAACGCCCTGCCACAGGCCGAACGCGATCGCATCATTGCCGAGCGCGAGGCCAAGTGGGAGGCCCTGTCTGACGAGCCAGAAACGGACGATGAAGATGAAGAGGAGGAGGAGGACGACGATGATGATGAATGACCGCAGTTACCTGCGCACCCTGACTGATCGCGAGCTTATGGAACTCGCGTGGAACGACAGCGAGCTGGCGATCGCGCTGGCAGAGCGCCTCGAAGAGGCACGCAGCAACACCCCCGAATATGGAGACGACGCATGACCTACCGCATCGAAATCACAGCAGACAGCCTCACCGAACTCGCCGGCCGCGTACTGGCGCTGTCCGCGCAGTTGCAGACGACCGTACCCGTGTTCGTGCATCACGCCAGCGCGGCGCCGAAAAAGGCCGCCGTGCTGCACGAGGCGCCGCCGTTCACGCTCACCGTTGAGCCGGCCCTCGATCCGGCACCAGAGCCTGTTGCGGAACCTGTCGCACTTGTGGCGGAGCCTGTCGCCACCGCCGCCGTCGTGTACGACCCTGTCATCGACATCGCGCCCCGCGTCCTTGCCTACGTGGCCCTGCGCGGCCGTGACGCCATGCTTGAGCTGTTGTCACAGTTCGGTGTCGAGCGCGCATCACACGTCCCACCGGAGCACCACGCCGAGCTGGTGGCCCTCCTCGACGCGGTGATCAACGCATGAGCGCCCACGCAAGACTGTCGCCGTCGGGGGCGCACCGCTGGATGCGTTGCCCCGGCAGCGTCGCCCTCGAGGCGCCCTTCCCGGACAACAGCAACCGCTTTTCGGCGGAGGGCACGCTGGCGCACACGCTGGCCAGCGAACATCTCGACGGAAGCGGCCTGCACCCGTATCACCGCATCGGCGAGGTTCACGACGTGGACGGGTTCAAGTTCACCGTCACTAAGGAGATGGCGGCATTTGTGATCGACTACGCCAAGCTGGTGCGTGAATACGCCGAGGGCGGCATGCTGCTCGTCGAAAAGCGCGTGGACTTCAGCCCGGTGATCGATGTCCCGGACAGCTTCGGCACGTCCGACGCGATCATCATCAAGGGCGACGAGCTGATCGTGGTCGACCTGAAGTACGGCATGGGCGTCAAGGTCGACGCCACCGAGAACGAGCAGCTTCAGCTATATGCCCTCGGCGCGCTGAATGACTTTGGCATCCTGTCCGACTTTGCGGTGGTCACGATGGTGATCCACCAGCCGCGCCTGAACCACGTCAGCGAGTGGACGGTACCTGTCGAGGTGCTGCGCGCCTTCGGCGAGGACGCCCGTCTGTCTGCCGTCGAGGTACTGGGCCACGAGGCACCCCGCCTCGAGGCTGGTGAGAAGCAGTGCCGCTTCTGCAAGGCCAAGGCGACGTGCCCGGCGCTGAACGACAGCGTCTCGCTGGCCACTGCCGGCGTGGCGACTGTCGCCGACTTTGCCGAGTTCCTGCCGGCGCTGGCCGAGGACGGGCTGTCGACGGCGATGTCGCGTGTCGAGTTGGTCGAGCAGTGGTGCAAGGGCATTCGCGCCGAGGTCGAGCGTCGCCTGCTTGCAGGCACTGCCGTCGAGGGCTACAAGCTGGTCGCCGGGCGCAAGGGCAACCGCGCGTGGGCAGACGCGGCGGAAGCCGAGCAGATCATGAAGAAGTCGTTCCGCCTGCGCGACGACGACATGTACGAGCGGGTGCTGATCAGCCCGACGGCAGCCGAGAAGCTCCTCAAAGATACCCCGAAGCGGTGGGCACGGGTCCAAGACCTGATCCAGCGCGGCGAGGGCAAGCCATCTGTGGCACCCGCCACGGATAAACGGCCAGCACTGGCCATCGCGTCGGTCGCGGACGAGTTCCGCGCCCTTCTCAACTGACAACTGGAGATCTGAGAAATGACAACTGAAACTCGCCGCGCCGTCACCCTGATGCTCAAGAACAAGCGTCTGGGCTTCGTCGACCTCGCCGAGCCGCGCTCGATCAACGGCGGCAAGCCCGTGTACGGCATCCGCATCATCGTTCCGCCGACTGACGCGGACGCCAAGGCCATCAACGAGGCCATCACCGAAGTCGCCACGACGCAGTGGAAGGACAAGGCCGGTGCCGTCCTCGACATGCTGTACGACAAGGGTCGCGTTGCTTACCTGAAGAAGGACTACCGCAACTTGAAGGGCGACATCTACAAGGGCTTCGAGGGCATGTACTCCCTCGGTGCCAGCTCGCCGGGCGACAAGCCGCCGGCGTGCTACGACGAGTTCGGTCGCCAGTTGTCGTGGTCCGAGATCAGCCGCAAGCTGTACAGTGGCTGCTACGCGCACGTGAAGGTGGAGCTGTACCCGCTCCTGCGCGACGACGGCAACCGCATCTCCTGCGCCATCCTCGGCGTGATGTTTGCGGCCGACGGTGAGGCATTCGGCGGCGGCTCTGCGATGGCCACGGCGGACGACTTCGCCGGCCTGACCAAGGCACCCATCGACGTGTCAGACCTGTTCTGATGATCGACGCCGACCACAACCGAGCGGCGGAAGATCTTCGCCTCTTCCTCGAGCGCATCGAGCGTCTCGAGGAGGAGAAGAAGGGCATCGCCGACGACATCCGTGACGTCTACGCCGAGGCCAAGGGCAACGGCTGGGACACCAAGACGATGCGCAGGCTCATCGCCCTGCGCAAACTCGACCCCGACGCGCGTGCGGAGCAGCAGGCGCTGCTTGAGACGTACGCCAAGGCTATTGGCCTCGATTTACTTTAACGCTATAGACGGAGTGGTGGTGGCCGGGAGGAAGCCCGGCTGCCGCCACTCTGATCTGGTGAGCCGCGCCGCCGGGCGTGTCCCCGCCTGTTGCTGATAACTTGCGGCGCGGCTCTCCCGATCAGAGTGGGACAACTCAGATGACAACCTTATACCTCGACCTTGAGACATTCTCCGAGGTGCCGATAACGTACGGCACGCACGCCTACGCCGAGAAGGCCGAGGTGCTGTTGGTGGCCGTCGCCGTCGACGACGCGCCCGTGGACGTGTGGGACACGCAGGACCAGCCAGACTGGCGATCGGACTTGCAGCGCCTGATCAACGACGCCGACACCATCGTCATCCACAACAGCCACTTCGACCGCACGGTGCTGCGCCACTGCGGCGTCACGATCCCCGTGGAGAAGATAGAGGACACGATGGTCCTCGCCCTCCAGCACAGCCTGCCAGCGTCGCTGGGCGCCCTGTGCGACGTGCTTGGCGTGCCTGCCGACATCGCTAAAGACAAGGCGGGCAGGAAGCTGATACAGTTGTTCTGCAAACCGCGCGCAAAGAACATCAAGTTGAGGAGGGCCGATCGTGACACACATCCCGCCGAGTGGGGAGCCTTCGTCGAGTACGCCCGGCTCGACGTGGACGCGATGCGAGACGTACGCCGACGCCTCCCACGTTGGAATAACAGTCTGGCTGAGCGCAAGTTCTGGCGCCTCGACCAAAGGGCTAACGACGGTGGTATCGCCGTTGACATCGACCTCGCCCGAGCTGCACTTAGAGCTTTCGAGCGAACTTCGCGATCTCTGGCAGTTCGCAGCGGACGTCTGACGAACGGCGCTGTCGGCAGCCTGACACAGCGCGCCAAGTTGCTTGAGTATCTGCGCGACGTGCTGCACCTCGACATCGCCGACCTGACCAAGGCTACCGTCGCCGGCGTGCTGCAACGCAAAGACCTGCACCCCGAGGCGCGCGAGCTGCTGGAGATTAGGCAGCAGGCAGCGGCTACGTCGCCGGCGAAGTACGGCGTCATCATCAACGCCGCCAGCAGCGACGGTCGCCTGCGCGGCATCATCCAGTTCTGCGGCGCGTCGCGCACCGGGCGCGACGCCGGTCGCCTGTTCCAGCCGCAGAACCTGCCCCGCACGTTCCTCAAGCCAGATTACATCGAGAGCGGCATCGCGGCCATGAAACTGGACTGCGAAGACCTGCTGATCGACAACGTGTCGGAACTCTGCACGGGCGCCGTGCGCGGCTGCCTCATTGCCGAGCCGGGCAAGAAGCTGGTGATCTCCGACTTGTCGAACATTGAGGGTCGCGTCTTGGCGTGGCTCGCCGGCGAGCAGTGGAAGGTCGACGCATTCTACGCCTTCGACCGGGGCGAGGGACACGACCTGTACGTCGTCGCGTACAGCAAGGCGTTCGGCGTCGAGGCCGATGTCGTCGTCGAGAACAAGAAGACCAGCGACGGCACGATGCGCCAGTACGGCAAGGTCATGGAACTCGCCGGGGGCTACGGCGGCGGTGTCGGCGCGTACCGCACCATGGGCGGCGCGGCCGTGGACGCGCTGAAGGACGACGCCATCCAGACGCTGGTGACGTCGTGGCGCAAGGCGCACCCGAAGACGGTGGCGCTGTGGCACGCCGTGGAGCGTGCGGCGCGTGCCGCCATTGACAAGCCGCTGGAGGAGTTCCCCGTCGGTGCACTGAGCGTGGGCATGAAGGACAAGTGGTTGCGCATCAAGTTGCCGTCCGGGCGATACCTGTCGTACCCCGACGCGGCCGTCAATGACGACGGGCGCATCACGCACAGCGGCGTCAACCAGTTCACGAAGAAGTGGGAGACGCTGGAGACGTACGGCGGCAAGCTTTGCATAGCGCAGGGGACGCTGGTCCTCACTGATGCCGGCTGGCTTCCGATTGAGTGGGTCACGTCCTTGCACAAGCTGTGGGACGGCGTTGAGTGGGTCGCGAATACGGGCCTTGCCAACAACGGCGTTAAGGGGGTAATACAGGTGAGTGGCGTTTGGATGACACCAGACCACGAAGTGCTTACTACAGGAGGTTGGGTTCGTGCATCACAGAGCGAAGGACTTGAGCGGGCAGACCCTCGGATACCTTACGGCTGTCAGTTACCAAGGGAGCAACGGACGCCGATCACTGTGGTCGCTCCACTGCGTGTGCGGGACTACGGTGACACTCGCCGCTTCAGAGATAGTGAAACAGCAGAAGCGGGGCGTTCGCGCATCGTGCGGCTGTATGCGCAGCAAGACCATAGCGGAAAAACTAACCTCTCACGGAATGTCGCACCACAAAGCGTTCGCGGTATGGCGGAGCATGTTGGACCGATGCACGCTGCCCACGCATCAGGCTTGGAAGAACTACGGGGCGCGTGGCATAGCGGTTTGCGACAGTTGGCGGCGTTCTTTTTCCGACTTTTGGGCCGACATGGGTCCGACGTACAGCGAGGGGCTTACGCTGGATCGACGGGACAACAACGGGAGCTACACGCCGGAGAATTGCCGTTGGGTCAGCAGCAAAAAACAAGCGCGGAACAGGCGAAACAATTCTCTCATAGAAACACCGTGGGGACTGATAACCGTGGCCGAAGCGGCGGATCGGTCAGGGATGAGCCGCTCCACTTTGTACTATCGGGTGAAAGCGGGCGTGCCGGATCACAGGTTGTTCGAGGCGCCGGACACATCGCGCAAGTTTATGACATCATGAACTGCGGCCCGCGCCAGCGTTTTGTTGTCGCTAGCGAAGGTGGCGACGTGTTCATCGTCCACAACTGCGAGAACATCGTGCAGGCCGTAGCGCGCGACGTGTTCATGGTCGGCATGCGCAACGCCGAGGCTGCCGGGTATCCCGTCTGCATCCGCGTACACGACGAGCTGATCACCGAGACGCCGGACACGGCGGAGTACAACGTGGATCGGCTGTCGGCACTGATGGCCACGAACCCGTCGTGGGCCGCCGGCCTGCCCCTGCGCGCCGCCGGCTTCGAGACACATCGGTACCGGAAGGACTGACACATGTTCACGCAGCTCGACCCAGCCATCCCGATGTCGACGAGCAAGGGCGACGGCCTCGCCCTCGCCGTCATCGACTACGGCATGGAGCACAGCCTGCTGTGGGTCGTGGCGCTCGACGACAGCGGCGAGATATGGTGCGTGCCGAACGCCGAGGTGCGCGTCGTCGCCAACTGGTCGATGGGCCGGCGGCTGACACATGCGTGAGAGCCAGATCGAGGCGGAGCTGAAGAGGCGCGTGAAGGCTGCGCGCGGGCAGACGCGCAAGGTGCGCTGGCTGTGCCGCAACGGCGCACCTGATCGCCTGATCTGGTGGCCCGGGCCGCGCGCCGCCTTTGTCGAGATCAAGCGCCCCGGCGAGGGCGTGGACTGGCGCAGCCCGCAGGGGCGGGAGATCAGCCGCCTGCGCGCCGACGGTTGGGCCGTGTACGTGCTGAACGAGGTGGCGCAGATCGACGGAATAATCGACGAGGTGCGCAACGGCGCTTGACACCATGTAAGCGCCCGCTTACAAGGGTGCATCAGCAACGGAGACACGACATGACCAAGACACCCGGACAGAGCGCCTACGAAGAAGACGTCGTGCGCCAGCCGCGCTACCTCCCGCGCGTGGACGGCACACGCTTGCCGCGCCGGCCGTGGGACGAGCTGGGCGCGATAGAGCGTTGGTCGTGGGAGAAGAACCCGACGCCACGGACGTGGTGAGCCTGTGACACGCACCTTCACCCCACACGGCTACCAGCGCGAGGCCATGCAGCACATCTATGACATGCCGCGCTGCGCCCTGTGGATGCCCATGGGCGGCGGGAAGACGGTGTCGACGCTGACGGCGCTGGACGCCCTCGACCTGTACGACGGCGTGTACCCGATACTGGTGCTGGCACCGAAGCGGGTGGCGCGGTCGACGTGGCCCGAGGAGGTCGCGAAGTGGCACCACCTGCGTCACCTGCGCGTGTCCGTCGTCACCGGCACACCGAAGCAGCGTCAAGCCGCGCTTGACACGCCGGCGGACGTGTACACGACGAACTACGACAACCTCGTCTGGCTGACCGAGACGCTCGGCGACGCGTGGCCCTTCAAGACGGTCGTGGCCGACGAGCTGACGCGCCTCAAGTCCTTCCGCATCCGGCAGGGCAGCAAGCGCGCCGGCGCACTGGGTCGCGTGGCGCACAGCAAGGTGACGCGCTTCATCGGCCTGACCGGCACGCCCGGCGCAAACGGGCTGAAGGATTTGTGGGGCCAGACTTGGTTCCTCGACCGGGGCGAGCGCCTCGGCCGTACCTTCAGCGCCTTTCAGGACCGCTGGTTCCGCACGGGCTATGACGGCTTCAGCATGTCACCCATGGCGCACGCGCAGGGCGAGATCGAGGAGGCCCTGCGGGACATCTGCCTGACCGTGTCGGGCCTGCCCGTGGACGAGCCGATCTTCAACTCGATCGAGGTCGACCTGCCACCGGCGGCGCGTAAGCTGTACGAGGACATGGAGCGCGACGCCTTCGCGGAGATCGCCGAGCACGGCATCGAGGCGGTCAACCCGGCCGTCAAGATGTCCAAGTGCCTCCAGATGGCCAACGGTGCCCTCTACGTCGACGACAGCGGCGCGTGGGAGGAGATACACGACGCGAAGCTGGAGGCGCTGGAGAGCGTTGTGGAGGAGGCCAACGGCGCGTGCGTGCTGGTGGCGTACAACTTCAAGAGCGACCTCGCCCGGCTGCGCAAGCGGTTCCCGCAGGCGCGCGTCCTCGACGCGGATCCGCAGACTATCGTGGAGTGGAACGCGGGCAAGATATCACTGCTGCTGGCGCACCCGGCGTCGGCGGGACACGGCCTGAACCTCGCCGACGGTGGCAACATCTTGGCGTTCTTCGGGCTGGACTGGAGCCTCGAGCTGCACATGCAGATCATCGAGCGGATTGGCCCGATGCGTCAGAAGCAGGCCGGTTATGATCGGCCGGTGTTCGTGCACTTTATCGTCGCGCGCGACACGGTCGACGCGACGGTGCTGGAGCGGCTCCGGTCGAAGCGCAGCGCGCAGGACGTATTATTGGAAGCGATGAAGAGGAAAGCGAAATGAATTACCAGTGTGGCATATGCGACGAGTTTTACTGGGATATGGTTGGCGCGAAGGCCTGCGAGCATGAGCCGGCCAAGCTGACCGGTGGCAGCAGTAGCTACTACACAGTGTGCGTCGAGAAGCCGACGTCCGGCGGCGAGCCGTACATGGCCGAGTGCAACGACATCATCGAGGCGTTGCGCATGGAGTACGACGTGGCGAATGCGTTCAAGGCGGCGTGGCGCGTGGCCGCGCTACGTCAGGGTCACGGCAAGCCGGGGCAGGACAGCGCGCGGTACGACGGCGAGAAGATCGTGTTCTTTGGGCAGCGGATTGTGGAACGGGAGAAGTAGGCTACACGTCGTATTTGTTGGCTAATGCGTGGACTTCACCACCCCGCGCCCATCCATTTTTCCCGAACTTGGACACCTGATACAGGTAGTTCCCAATGGTGTCCTGTAGTTCTGGCGTAACCGTTTGGATAGAATACGGATCGGTCAGAAACGATTGCCAGTTCATTTGCGGGGATGTAGGGTTCTTGTTTTTGTCAAAAGGCGATGCGCGCCCGAAAGAACTTTCAAACACCATTTCAGCGGGAAGCAAATCCTCGAAATGCCCCTCATGGGTACCCGTCAGCAGCGCGTTATAGTCAGGGTGCGTGATGTCCGGTACGTCGCCCAAAATGCCGCCATACTCGTTCGACGGGCCAGTAAACAACGCGCGCTTCGGATTGCTGAGGAGCGCGGGGTTTACCTGCAAAAGACCGTTCTGGTCAAACTTCACTACGCTGTGTCCAGTGGCGCCTTGTGGGGCTAGGCGTAGCCCCGGCTCCGCCGCTGCTATTCGGGCCAAGGCTCCAATATCAGCGGGCACACCGGCTTCTTGCCCGGCTTTTGTGACGTTACCCAGCCGCTTCAATACGGCGGCGCGGTCTGTGCCCGGTCGCGTCAACAAGTCAAACAGGCCGACGTACGGATCATCCGCAAAACCAGAAAAGTCGGCTAAACCCGATTTGGTGCTTCGGATGTAGTTATCTATTGCGCGCATCTGATCGCCGGGAAGGTCCATGCCAGCCAACAAATTAGCGGCAATCGCGCTGGTTTGATGGCTGAAATCACCACCCTCCGGCCCCATATTTACGTGCATACCAAACACGTCCTGCCCGGGGTTTTTGTTTGACCAATCGCGAATGGCTTTGGCGTAGCCTTCAGTGCGACCAACATCACTGCCCCACGCGCCGGTGCCTCCAATTGCGCGCTGCCCTTGGCCGAACCGTGACCCCCCGAATAGGGACACAGGTCGAGGGAGCATAACCCCGTTGATCGACATTATGTCGCGGTTAGCTGCGGTGTTGTCGCCTATCATGGGAAATATCCCGCTGCCGACTTTGAGATCGCTCTCGTTCAACGCGCGCGAAGCCTCAACGGGGTTGCGATCACGATATTCGACAGTGGTATTCATTGGGGTAGGCGGGCTGTCTCCCCAGCTACGCGAGTACCCAGTGGCATGCTGTGCGTAAAACGGCTTGGCCCCCGCAACAGGAACCCCAAGTTCCCCAGCCTGTTTGGAGATGGATCTACCGGGAGCCAACTGCACTTGCGCCAGTTGGGGGTCTGGGTTGATCTGGACGGCGGGGTCTGAGTACACACCACGAGCTGCGCGGCGTCCTGCTGCGCTGGTGTTCGCGGCTACACGGGCCGCCGCCTCCGCGCGGACACGGCGGGAGGCATCCGACATCACTGTA